GCGGGGCTGTGTTTAAAACACGACCACGGGGATTGGATTACGACGAGCCAACTCCACTTTGCGTGGTTTTGGTTTGTCTTGGTTGTTTCATCTTATGTCGAGATGAGCGGATGGTTATCCGAGCAACGGCCTTTACGGGGTTGGAGGCAGTTGTTGAGGAGAGGCTTTCAGTGTGTGTGCTGTGGAGGGATGGCGTTCGGGCGCAGACTTGGTGTCCGGTGGCGGTTTGCGTTTCTGGCTCCGGGGGTACGTCGTTGGGTCTGGCTTCCACGACATCATCGTCGACGATGACATCGACAATGGTGGGAGCTGCGGCGACAAACGGCGTACATATTGGAGGGAGAAGCAACTCCTTGACCGTGTTGGCGGAAGCCAACCAAGTGTTAAATGTTGAGCGTGCAAATGCGGGCATTCGTATGTTAAACTCAGCGTCCATCCATTGATCAACATTGTCATTGGGGTACTGAACGCTTTGCTCGAATTTTGACCACCACTGGCCAATTCCCATGCTTCTACTTGGTCGTATATCTGTAACGCTAAGGACACGTTGGCATAACTCTCCAAGGACAGGGGTGTTTCGGTCGGTGGCAACGAATGATAGGGATTTTTCGATAAGTTTGAGCGAATTCTCATAGCCATTAGGCAGGCGGGTCGTAACATGGAGCTTGGCGAGTTGGCGTGTGATATCGCACATACTGTGAGGAGATCCTGTCCATACCTCTGGTGAGAAGTAACGAGATAGGAAATTGACTCCCCGTTCGTATCGCGGGATGAGGACCACGTCCAATGACAATCCGACAGACTTGGCAGCGGCTTCGTGGGTTTCGCTCGGTAAGTCGGCATCAATGCCATCGTCACCACAGTGCAAACCCAAGGCAGAGAAGGCTGCTTCTGGATTATAATGAGATCCGTCTGCTCGTCTGGTTTTCCTGAAGGCGAGGTAGGCGGTAAATGCGGCACGGAGGGTTTGGAAGACGCTGGTTGCTGAGCATCCTGATCCGTGGCTGGGTCCTTGATCGAACGTGGTGCCGTGGGGCAAGTAACCTTTGTTATCGACGTTGGTTTTAAGAAGTTCATTCAAATGAGTGCGGTGATTGGGAAAGAATCTCATCACTACAGCCCTGTCAACCTTACGTAAGCAGTAGGTGATGGTGCCGTCCATACGATGGTAGTCTGAGACGTTGACGAACTCTGCGTGTTCACAGATTTCGACAACCCGATTGGCAATGGTTAACGGTGTCATGCCAGGTGCATACCAGTTAAACTTTTTCAAGTGGTCACTGAGAGCTGAGGCATACGTAGCCATGTCTAATTTGTCGGCGTCGTTATAGGTGGAGATGTTGCGCGGGTCCTTGACCTGGGGGTAGGCTTCGGCCTTAAGGAAACATTTTAAGACTCGGGGCCGATGGCAACCCATAACGACAGCTTTGGCTAAACTCATACGTTGGTTCGCACTCTTTTGTTTATCGTAGATATCCTCGAAAGGAACAGGGTGTAGGGTTTCCCTACAAATGAAATTAGCAAACTCGTCCATGCATTGGTCCCTGAACCGGTTGTACTTTGGTTCGGTTTTACGGAGGGACGTGATTCTACCAGTAACGCAAGCTTCTTCAGAAGCTTGATTGTTAACAGGTGCAAAGGCGCAATGAACAAGGGGGGACATGAAAGCTTGGATTTTTGATCGATCATCCTGGTGATAGGTATCGGTGTTGTAATGGTAAGTGCGAACAGCATTAGCAACAGGGAACACGTAGGGGGCGGCACAGGGGTTGGCGACACGGTGATAAGCGGTAAGTACTGCAGCATGGTGGCGGTCCTTAATCCATGAATGGGTTGTAGGTAGCATTAGCTGCATTGTGCCAAGTCTGGCGACGGTGGCAACGGCATTATCATCCTGTATTGGTACTGTGGCGCATAAAAACTCATTTGGTCGGGACGTAGTGCATAATAGGTCTCCATTGGGTTTTACCACATTGAATCTAATGAACGTTTCACTCTTGTGTACTTGGACTGGATTGAAACGTTTTAGAGGTTTGTGGTCAAGTATTGATCTCGCTAGAAGTCCAGACAGCCAGCCAAATTCCCGAATCGGTGAAAAGAGGACTAGCTGACGATGTTTGGTGACTTGTTTCCGTTCAATAGCGTAGACAATAGTTTTGTATTTAAAGAACCAAAGGAATGTCTTCGATACTAGGCATGAATCTTGGGCGTAATCCCACAAATGGTGTTTGTAGGTGCCACCGCCTGTAATTATGGTTACTAATGAACCGTCGTTGTCAAAGGTAAAAGACGTATCATCTTCGCCGGTAGACGCGGCGGCTTCAGGAACCGTGGTGTATAGAAGAGTGGGCACAGAACGCTCAGCGAGGAATTCAGGCATGTCCATATAATAATCAACATCACAAATGTATTGTAGATCATTAGGTGAACGTTTGCTGTTTTGATTCGACGCATTGACGTCTTTGGCCCAGAACCAGCTACGTGACCCATCCAGGCCTTTCCGTTGGTCTGACTTAGACATGGCAACAACATATAGGCGGGAGCCCATATGCTGTGTCATGTCTGACGCAAAACGGGTGGCAGCGGTTCTCCAACCAGCTGCATAAGCATGAGTGTGGCCAGGGACTATCGCAGGTGATGGAATCGTGACATAGGTGAAGGCGTCTCTAGTCAGGTCTGAACAATTTACAGGACTGGTAGATAGGCCTTCACTCAGAGCGGAGGCGAGCGAATGTCGCCAACCGTCTCTCTTCGTCCAATTGACGGACACCGAACAATTTACGGTGCTTACTACGGGAATATCCGGAGTCA